TTTCTACTTTTTGAACATCTGCAGTATCAGAAACTGTAAATTTCACTTCCTCTGCCTGCAGATAACCATATGGTGCAAACTCTTCCCGAAGTGTGTAATTTTCTCCCACATGAAGTCTCTTTATTACATGAGCTTTTCCTTTTACAGAAGTCCATTTTTCTACTTCTTTTCCGTCTGAATCCAAAATCGTCAGTGTTGCTCCGTCAAGTTCCACACCTGTTGTAATATCTGATTTCGTAAATTCAGTTGTTGTCGGCGCATTCCTAAAAACAGTTTCCAGTTTTACTGTTTTTACTTCCTGTCCCTGATATTTCGCAATCACCTCAATCTGCTCATCAGAAGATCCAGAGATACACATTGAACGTATTCGTATAATTGGCAACAATCTTCTCAATGGGATAATACAGCGACAAAATATGCTTCCCGGAATGCCAGGTTTCCACCGGACAATGCTCCACAATCTCCTCATTATTAAATTCAAAGACCACATGGCAGACTACCTGTCCGTCCTCCTGCCACTTCACCGGCAGACAAACATCCACAGAAACCTCCGAACCATTCCCGGATCCTGCATCCGCTCCTCCAGAAATATCATCCGTACTTCCCGTATCCTCATTCCCGGAAGCATTTCCTGTCACATCATTTTCAGTTTTACTACTCTCAGAAGTTCCATCAGAACCACCTGTACCACTTCCAGTTCCACTGCCGCTTTCGCCCGGAAACGGAATCACCACAGTCCCAGAAGCCTCCGCAGACCGTTCCACAGGATCCGCAGCCACATCCACTACAACCTGTGCAAAAAACTGCATATGGTTTTCCTCAGAAGAAGCAAACTGGATACTGACCAGCTTCACCTTCGTCTGCCCGATCTCATGCGCGGAAGCATTGGTAAACGTATGGATCCCGATCTTCCCAGTCTTCGCATTATCCTCAATCTGGTTCAGCAGCCCCGAAATATTCTTGTCATTCCTTGACTTTGCCTGAGCCAGCCTCGGGTTCTTCCCCACACATTTCAGGCTCTGCTTTCCCCCGATCTTCTGTCTGATGGAAGTGATGCAGGTGATCTGTTCCTCATCCGCCTGTCCTCCTGCAAATGTCAGCACATCCCCCGGATCCAGGGCAGGGTTCCCGATGGTATCCGAATCAAAAGGCACATACCGGATCACAGACAGATCTGCCAGGATATTCCTGCACAGCATCTCCCTGGTCTCCTCCAGCCCAAACTGCAGAAGCGGATTCACTCCCAGATTCATGGTCAGCCCGTTATCCGGATCCTGAGCATAATACTCTGCAATCTGCGTCTGCTTATTCGTAGAACTCACCGCCGTATACCTGGTGATAAAATCCGAAAAGCTGGAAGAAAACCGGTGTCTCTGCTCCACCTTCATCACAGGATCCTTCCCGTACTTTCTCAGTTCCAGCTTTCCCTCCCTGTTGATAATAAAGAAACCTCCCAGAACCTGTGCCACATAAAACAGCATGTCCCGGCAGGTCTCAATATCATTTTCAGTATAAACAGAAAGCGTTACCCCGCCATTCGGCATGGCATCAATCTCCGCCCTCTTATTCGCAAACTCCACCTTGCACCGCTTACAGCACAAAGCAATAAAATCATAAGCAGTCCCCACAGTCTCAAACCCGTTGAAACTCTTATCAAACCGCAGCATAAAATCATAGACTTTCAGTTCCAGGCACTTTGCCAGCCGGTTCGCCTCACTGACCTCAAAAACTCCCATCGGCACATCTTCCACCGAACCATCCGCCAGCACCAGGTGAAACACCAGCGTCACCTGTGCATCCTCCAGCGTGTACCGATCAATATCACTCAGAAACGTGATCCCCATCTCCGCCGCATACACCATCCCCAGTTCAATCTCCGTACTCCCGCAGCACTGCCTGGAAATATACCCGGAGCCCTTTACAATCTCCTTCGCCCCGAACTCATACGTCATTCCGCCCTTAGTAATGATCGTACCCGTCCAGAAATATTTTCTTGTATTACTCCTGACTGCCCTCAGAAAAGCATCCGACACCGGATACATCCCACCACCTCCATTTCCCCACGAAAAAAGCACCTGCCAACTGAACGACTGATGCTATGTAACGTTATTGTTTTTACAAATTAGAAACTATAGACTTATTCGCACTATTTAAAAACGCAATGGTATTTCGGATTTTACAACATTAACATCTCTCTGATAATAATGTAATAACTCCTTTATCCCTTTCGTCGCAATATCAATTTGATTTGTTGGTCCAATAGTTATTCTTGTAATAAAATCGATGCTTTCTATCTCTTTTTTTATATACGGTATTACTATACTATTTTTGTTTCTAAAGCTGATTTCTTGTTTTTTATCAACAGCAAACACAAATCGATATTCGTTCTCCCCTTTAAAACAACTTCTTTTAAAAAACATACTATACAGTTCACATATAATTGACATATGCGAAATGAGTATTTCGTACTCTCTAGCTTGTAATTTATTAATCTCCTCTAAAGATTTTATATTTCCAAAATCAGCAACACCTATGATCTCGTCACAAAACGTTCTCTTTAAACATTCTTTTTGTGATTCAAAATCATAATTCACCAAACCGTCCCACATAATACTATGATTCAAATTTTCTCTAAATTTTGCAAAATCAATCTCTATATTGATGCCATCATAATTGGAATAATTCGACCACAACAATTGGCTATCCTTATTATGAGAGAAAGAACAGATATAATACGAATCTGACAAGGCATTTCCTCTAATACTTTCCTTTATATATTTTTTTACGTCCTGGATTACTTCTGATTTTACATTTTCTTCTCTCAAAACTACTGCACATACATCCTCTGCAACTGTGAGTTCATCCATATCATTTAAATAATCCCATTTTGTAACCCATAATTCTTTTCTAGAAACAATATTAATTAATGCGTCAATTGTTGTATAATGATATATCTTCTCGCCCTCTTCCATTTGAGCTATACGGAGCATATCTTTGTTATAATGCATATACTTACCTCCATTTTATAAATCAGCATTGCACAAGCAAAAATGCCATTATGCAATAAATAAAACGATACTTTTTCTTATAAATAATATTTTTTATGACTGTACTCTTAATCTGATACTCCAAGTATAGCACCATCCTACATCTCCTTCAACGTAAATCTAACCGTCCACAATCCCTTATAACTGGTATCCTTTTTCAGCTTCGCCTTATACCCCGTCACATACATCTCTGCCAGTTTCAGTTCCACTGTCTCCACATCAAAATACTGCACACTGATCTTATCCTTCTTCGCATACCCTGCCAGCTTCTTAAGCCACTTCGCCGTAACAGAAAACGACACCGGGATCCGCGCAACACCATGCCGCACCACATCCCTCTGTGTCGTCCCCGCCTCCGTCTCACCGCCGGAATCCGCTTCCACATCCTCCAGCTCCACCTCATAAGAATCCGGAAGTGGCAGGTTCTCCCCGTCAAACACAAGATACTGAAAAAATGCCATTCTATCTACCTCCGCTCCTCAGACTCATTCTTTGCTGTCCCGTCACGATCACCTCATCCAGCAGCTGGTTTCCCAGATAAACCGGAATCACCAGATCCCCCTGCTGTTCTTTCTGATCACCCAGCACATCCTTCAGCGCCGCCACAATACCGGCTGTCAAATCTGCACCACCGGACGTTCCCGTACCGGTCATCACACCACTGTCTGCCACAGCCATCTGCGGCGAAATCACCATATCCGCAGCCGCACTGTTCACAGCCGCCTTTACCATGCCCCTGCTCTTCTCAATGCCCTCAGCCAGACCACTCATAAAGTCCGGCATCCAGCTCTCGAAATCCGTCAGAGGCCCTTCATCCGGCACTGAGAAATGCAGATGGGAACGGATCGTATTTGCCACATCCGTCACAGCATTGGCAACTGCGCCAATACAGCTCCGGATACCATTCACAATGCCATTGATGATATCCGCACCCCACCGCCATCCGGCAGATGCAAGGCTTGTAATATAATTCACCGCATTTCCCAGTCCATCCCGGATCGTATTATAAATACCGGAAATCGTACTCCGGATCCCGGACCACATGGCGTTAAAAGCACCGTAAACTGTATTCTTAATCCCGTTTACCACAGAAGAAATGGTATTTCGGATTCCATTCCACACGGAATTGACAGTACCCCTGATTCCATTCAGCACAGTAGAAATAATTGTCCGGATTCCATTCCATACCGTAGAAATCACCGTCCGGATCGTATTCATCACCGTAGTGATAATTGTTCTGATTCCATTCCACGATGTCTGCAAAAATGTCCGGATCCCATTCACCACATTCGTAATAACAGACTTAATCCCATTCCAGACAGAACCAAGAAATGCTGAAACCGCATTCCACACCGCCATAACCGTTTCCCGGATCCCATTCCACGCCCCCACAAGGAAAGTAGAAATTGCAGTGACAACCGTTGTGAACAGTGTCTTAATCCCAGCCCACAGACCGGAAAAGAAATCACGGATGCCATTCCATACAGCCACCGCCGTATTCCGGATCCCGTTCCATGCAGAAACCAGAAACTGGGAAACCGCCGTCCATACCTGGACAGCGACTTCCTTAATCTCATTCCACAGCCTGATCCAGAACTGCCGGAACTCCTCATTTGTATTCCAGAGATAAATAAATGTCGCCACTAAAGCTGCAATGGCAGCGATCACAATGGCGATCGGATTTGCCATCATCGTGGGACTCAGCGCCGCAAAAGCACCCTTCACTGCGCTGATCGCACCGGCAAGCTTCGGTGCCCATGTCATGATCGTTCCAATGGCCGAAAGGGTCTTGCCTATGATGATCAGCACAGGTCCCAGAGCCGCAGCCAGAAGTGCAACGATCATGATCACACGTTTCACCCCGTCCGGCATGGCATTCAGCACATCCACCATTCCCTGCAGTCCGGAAACAATACTCCGCACCGCAGGCATCAGCAGATCCCCGAAAGAGATCGCCAGCTCCTGAAGCTGTGACTTCAGAATAGTCAGCTGCCCTTCCAGATTATCCTGCATGGTATCCGCCATGTTCTTTGCCGCATCCTTGCAGTTATTCACCGCCCCGGACACCTTTTCAATATCCTCCGGCCGCATTCATCAGTGCAAGGAACCCTGACATTGCATTCTTTCCAACCAGAGCCTCCGCATTATTTGCCTTCTCAGCTTCCGTCATTCCTGCAAAAGCTCCCCTGCAGTCAGCCAGAATTGCAGACAGGCTCCGCATGGAACCGTCCGCATTCGTGGTAGCAATGGTCACATCCCCGATCGCCGCACCCGACAGCTTCACATCCCCGGTCAGGTTGGTCATGATGGAACGCATGGAAGTACCCGCCTGGGAAGCCTTGATACCTGCATTTCCCATCAGACCGATCGCTTCTGCCGTGTCCTCAACCGAGAATCCCAGTGCCCCGCAACCGGCGCACAATACTTGAACGTCTCGCCCATCATGGACACATTGGTATTGGCATTACTGGAAACAGCCGCCAGCACATCTGCAAAATGTCCCGAATCCGCTGCCGTCAGCCCAAAAGCCGTCAGCGCATCCGTCACAATATCAGAAGTCGTTGCAAGGTCTTCCCCGGATGCCACAGCCAGATACATAACGCCTTCAATACCGGACAGCATATCCTCCGTCTTCCATCCGGCCATTGCCATGTAATTCATGGCATCCGCCGCCTCAGTCGCAGAGAACTTTGTCTTGGCTCCCATCTCCCTGGCCTTATCCCGGAGGCTGTCAAAATCAGATCCCGTTGCCCCGGACACAGCCGCCACCCTGCTCATCGCAGAGTCAAAATCAGCGGCAGTTTTCACCGCCACCGTTCCAAGCCCTGTCACCACTCCCGTCACAGGAAGCAGCTTCTGCCCAACAGAAGAAATCTTGTTTCCAACCGTCTGCAGCTTTTCACCGGTTGCCCCGATTTTCTGCAGGGCAGTCGCAGACTGGTTCGCCTGCTCTTCCAGACTCCGCAGTCTCTGTTCCGTCTCAACAATCTCCCTCTGCAGGGCATCATACTGGTCCTGGGAAATCGTCCCGTTCCGCAGTGCCTCATCCGCCTGCTGCTGTGCAGTCTTCAAAATCTCCAGCTTTTCCCTTGTTTCAGAAACCGCCTGTGCCAGCAGCCTGTGCTTCTGTGCGATCAGCTCCGTATTCCCCGGATCCAGCTTCAGAAGCTTCTCCACATCCTTCAGCTGGCTCTGCGTATTCCTGATCTCCGTATTAACCCCTTTCAGGGCAGTCTGCAATTTCGTGGTATCGCCGCCAATCTCGACAGTGATCCCCTTAATTCTGTTCCCTGCCATACGGCTCACCCCCTAAATCCCATAATAAAGGCACAAAAAAAGCACCTGCCATCCTGACAAATGCTTTCATCATTATTTTTATTTTTTTCTTTCCTGAAACCTGGAACTTTAAATATGCTTTATAAGTTTTTTCCAATATTTTCAAGTTCTTTTATAGAATCCTTGTTTTTTGCAAGTTCATCACTGGCTGTTGCAT